TAACTTAGGTTTCTTTAAATATATCTTGCATAGCTCATCAAAGTACTCATCTAATGCAGGATTCTTTCTTTTAACTATGCCTTTGAATGCAAAAAAAGTTTGGACCCCTTCATTTTTTACTTGGGCATTCCATGAACTAGCACGAACTGTACCTTCTATTGTGTAATATTTGGGGTCAAATCCCCAATCTTCTAGGATTGAATCGTACTTATTTTTGTAGTCTGGGTCAGTACCAACATAAGTTATCTCACCTTTGCCGGTTACTTCATCAAAATCTATTGAAGGCTGCCAACCAGATTTATAAAAGTTATTACCTAGTTGTTCAGCAGTGTATTTATCTTTCTTTTTAGCAGCCATGTTTCCTCCTGTTGTCTGTTGTTAACAGTATACAGGTATACTATGACAAAATCAGCTACTTAGATATTTGTTTTTTAGCGTATGTCTTGATAACTGCTAGTGCAGCACCACCACCAGCTAATGCAGCCAACTGAATTGTTTCAGCTTCTACACCAACTAATGGAGCAACTGTTAAGGCTCCAATAAAGGCCTCGACAAATGTCCAAGTTGTTCGCTCAATAAGGTCTTTTAAATCCTCACTCATTTTATACTCCCACGAATCGGACCAAGGTGTCCACCAAACATCTGTCTTAAATGTTCCATCCTGGTTTCTTGCTCTTTTAAATCTTTCAAACATTATACTATGTCCTTTCCATCAAGTTTAGCAGAGAGTACTTGAATTTCCCCACTTATCTCTTGTAGTTTTTCATATACATCTGATTCTTCTGCAGGTTTATCAAACAATTTATTGATTGTTGTTATTTCTATTTCTACTTTTTTTCCTTGTAGTAAAACCTTTGCCACTTTGTCATACATACGCTTGTATGCTAATTGACTTTGTCCACCAAACCCTGCTTTTGCACTGTCTAAATCAGTTTGAGTTGTAGTTGTCAAGATACAGCCTGATGAATCATCCGAGCTATTCCCTGCGTGAATTAAGATATAGGTAAAATTAGGAACATCTTGTAAATGCAGCATCCCATAATGAGAATTTTTGTAACGTTTAGCATAGCGTTCGTTGAAACCGCCTACTGTTCTTAACTTGATTTCATACTTACCTTCAGGTATGCAGGTTTCGTGCATAACTTTAACTGCTTGATATTGGTCCTCAACAGTATAGCATTCAAAAAGTCCATCTATAAAAAGTAAACCATTTGTCGCATCTTTCCCCATTTGGTGTCTTATCACTTGCAGTTTCATATATTTCTCCTATCTATGTCCATACTTATTATTACAAATTGTAACATAAGTACCTTTATTATCTTGTATTGTTCTACAACAAGATGATTTTATTTCATCATCAATGTCATCTAACAAAGGCGTATCAAACCACATTACTTTCTAAATCCTATGGTAAGTAGCCATATACCTAATGTAATAACTGTGGCTAATCCTGTAACTTGTTGAGCACTCCCAGTAAGAGTCAAAGTGGCAATAACTAAACCTACTAAGGTCCAACTAAGATTTAAAGTTTCTTTAATTATTTCAAAGAGCCAAGCCCATATCTTTTTAAACATTATGACTTCCTTAATATAAACGCTGCCATACTAGCTATTCTAGTCAAAATTACAGGGACTACAACTTCTTGAGCTTTTTCCTTTTGGTCATTAGTCATGTCAGAACCTATGTCACTTATACTTATCTCTTGTATATTTATATCAGTTAAACTTTGTATAGGATTTTCTATAAACTCTTCAAACTGTACTTCTGTAACAACATCCGCAAGAGTATAATTCTCTACATCTTTATTTTCTACAGCTCTCTCAACATATTCTTCTACTGCAGTAGCAACTGATTCATCTTCCTTAACAGCTTCAGCAATAATCTCAACGTCTTCTGCTTCTACTTGTAATACTTCAGCAACAACTTCAACTTGTTCTTCTGTTAGTTCCTCTATCTCTTCAATAGCTTCTTCAACTACGGCCTGTACTACCGCCTGTGTTTCCTCTGTGGCTTCGGATAGATTCTGTACACCAATGTCGTTAACTTCTTCTAAGACTTCAACGACTTCTTCTGTTTCAAGCTCTTCAACATATTCTTCAATAACTTCTTCAATTTCTTCTTCAGATAAATCTTCTTCAACTACAGGTATATCAATAACTTCTTCTAATTCTGCAACTTCTTCTTCAACCATTTCTTCAGTAAGTATCTCTTCAATTGGTTCTTCATCTTCCAGAATTTCAGGTTCATCATCAATAAATTCTTCTTCAACTTCAGGTATAAGATCATCTTGTACACTCTCCAAATCTTCTAATACTTCCTCTGGGTCAGGAGGAAATATATCATTAGCTATTAATACATCTATTAAGTCTATATCTTCTTCAATTATTATTTCTATTTCTTCAAAATCTTCTAGTTCTTCTATGTATTCCTCTACTTCAAGGATTACTTCAACAAACTCTTCTAGTTCTTCCTCTGATAAATCTTCAATGAACTCCAGTTCTTCTTCCAAGAGTTCAAGCTCCTTAGCAGCAGCCTCCATCTCCTCTTCAAGAATAAGTATCTCTTCTTCAGTAAGTTCAATATCTTCAAGTTCTTCAATTTCATCATCATCTGCCACTTCAAGTACAACAATGACATCATCAAGAAGCTCCTCTCCTTCTTCGTAGATTTCTTCTTCATAAATTTCATCTTCTATAACTTCTTCAAGTATTTCACAATCACCACGTTCCAAAGCAGCATCAGTAATATAACAACCATAAAGCTCTTCATTTTTTCTCCTTTGATTATCTCTTTCAACTGTACCATCTTCTACTTCGTATGTTTCATATTCAGCTTCAGTACCATCATCCATAATAACTGTAACTACAGGAGGGAGTGTTGTAGTTGTAGTAGTTGGAGGAGGCGGAGGAGGAGGAACAGTAGTAGTTGTTGTAGTAGTTGTACTTGTAGTGGTAGTAGTAGGAGTTGGTGCAGTATATTTATAATATACATTATCTATCAACCACCAATCTTGTAAGTTATCTGAAGCTCCAAGTATTATTATTTCATTAATAGTTGTTCCTGTTGGTGCAGCTAATGTAACTTGATTAGGATTATTACCATCATTAGTTACAATATTAAATGTTGCTGAAGTTGAATCATCATAATATATAGTACCTGTTGATGCTTCATCTACAGCCATTGTTATAAAACCTACTTCAGTAATAGGTTTAGTTTCTGAATTAGGGAATGCAATAGTAAGTGCATCTGTTGAACTGCGTAATCCAATTTGGTATCTATCACTTCCAAAATATGGACTTCCTCCGTGGCAATCCATATCCTCAATGTTGATACTTCCAGGAACTTGACTGTTGTCGCAATCAGTTTCGGCAGCAACAGTAGTATCACTACCGCCATAAACGAAAGTAATATCTTCATTAATTTGTTGGTTATCAAAGCCCTCAGTTACAGTTGTTTCATCAGCATAAACAGGTATAGGAGGAAGTACTAAAAATAGTACTATGAATAATCGTACCGCTTTATTAAATTTATGGAGCATCTCATCTCTTTCCTCCGTGATACTCCACCGCATGACCATTGTCTATCATCGATTGATTTATGTTTATACCGTTTATAAAAAACTCACCAAGTATTCTACCAAATTTACCCTTACCATGTGACTGTAATTCAATAGGGTCTACTGCATCATAGAACTCTTTAGATAACCATTCTTTTGCAGCCAACCCTCGTTTTTTCTCTTCTTTATCACGGGTTCTAGACTCAGGAGCGTTGATGCCCATAAGTCGTACACGACATTTATGCCACACATCAAAACCCAAATCAATTCTACAATCAACTGTATCTCCATCAACTACTCTAAGTACTTCTACAGCGTAATAATATTTAGCCCCCACAATTACAGCTACCACAACAGTCGCCCATTAGCCACCTACCTTAAATAATATTTCTCTAATAACTTCTTCTATGATTATTAGGTTCTGGTTAAATCCACCAATACTATCTTGGTACGCAGCAACTTGTGCCTTTAATGTTGCTACTTCTTGCTGTAAATCGTTAACTGTTTTAAATAACCATCCAACTAATGCAGCTAAACCACCTTGTAATATTTGTCCTAGGTTAACTTGTGCTTTCATAATCTACATTATAGTATTTAACAAAGCTGCTGCACTACTTAAACCAACTAACCATCCAACAATCTCAGCTCTTGAAGGAGTTTTATTTATTTTTTCGTGTAAGTAGTCTATTCTTTTATGCAAGTTTTGTACATCATCTGCAATTATTTGCAGCATTTCTTTATTTGTGTATCCGTTATTGTGAGTCATCTGTAGACAGCCAATCCCAATCGTATTCGTCTATAATCTTTCTATCGTTTATTGTTTTTAAATACTTAA